TGTCTATGCAAGCGTTCATCGACACTACGGTACTCTCGTGAGGGTACACGCCGAAAGGGGCAACGACAACAAAATAAGCGGTCTCCCCGAGCATTGCGTGGTTGACAACCGTAACACCATCACCATCGAGGAAATCGATAAGTCGTGGTACATCAAGATGGCTGAAAACTATGTCAAGGATTTCCTCGGCAAGAGCCGTAAAATCAAGCGGACTAACACCCGCAAAATCAATACCCATAAAAGAAATATATTAAAATTTTTGGAGGAATAACCAAATGGCAACTGCAACAAAACAAGACCCCGCAACGATGAGCATTTATCAGAAACTTGCTCAGGCTCGTCTCGCTTTCCTTAACGCCAATGTTAAGAAAACGGGCATCAACACTCAGGCTGAGTTCGATTATTTCGAGTTGTCGGACATCGTGCCTATTGCGACAAAGATTCTCGCCGACCACGGACTGCTCTTTGTCGTAACATTCCCCGAGGGCGTTCCCACGGGTACTCTGTACGATTTCAACTCGGATAAGACCCTCGTATTCCTCTCGGCTAAGACCGAGGGCGAACTCCTCACCATCAAGGGCAACAAGATTATGATGGAGATTCAGGGTGAGGGTGCAAAGCAGACCTACCACCGCCGTTATCTGTATATGCAGATGCTCGACATCGTGGAGCAGGATGCAATCGATGGCTCTAAGGAGGGCGGCACCCCCGTTCCTGCCACTCCCGCCGCAAAGAACGCTCCCGCTACCACCAAGAAAGCACCCGTGAGCGAGGCTAAGAGAGCCGAAATCAAGCAGGAGGTTACGGACAGTAAGGGACTTGCCGAGGCAATTCAGATCAAGCAGCTCAAAACCGCTCTTGCGGAACTGAACCGCATCGACCCCTCTCAGGAGGAGTTCATTCAGCAGATCGTTGTCAAGACCGAGAACTTTACCACCCTCACTAAGGAAAAGTGTACGCAGCTCATCCTCAAAGTCGGTGAACTGATTGACGAGTGCAAGCAGGGGGTAGTTGAGGAATGATTGAGTGGAACAACGGCTACATCAAGGTTGACCCCCCTAAGAGACCCAAGAAACTCACCGCTACGAGGTTTGCTACCATCCTCGGGTTGAACCCTTGGTCAACCCCGTTCGAGGTGTGGTGCGAGGTTACTCGTACATACGCAAAGCCTTTTGAGGACACCATCTACACGATTGCCGGTAAGACCATCGAGCCTAAGCAAATCGAGTATATGCGTAAGGCGTATTTTATGACCAACCTCAAAACCCCGACCGACATCTACGGCAAGGATTATTTCAATAAGACTTTCGGAGATTTCTACGGGGATGTAAAGGTTCTCGGTGGTATGTGGGACAGTCTCCTCGTTGACGAGAACGGCAGACCCGATACCGTAATCGAGTTCAAGACCACCAAGAGAGCCGAGGACTGGCAGGGTGATGTCCCCGAGTACTACGCACTCCAAGCATCCCTCTACGCTTACCTCCTTGGTGTTGACGATGTGGTTATGGTCGCATCGTTCCTCGAAACCGAGGATTACGAGCATCCCGAGAATTTCGTTCTCACCCCTGAGAACACCATCACCTACTGTTTCAAGGTCAGCGAACGCTATCCTACCTTTGAAAAGGACTATGTGAAACCCGCTCTGAAATGGTGGGACACCTATGTGGAGACCGGCATCTCGCCCGACTTTGACGAGAAAAAGGATGCCGAAATCCTCAAAGAGTTGAGACGAAACTCTTATTCGCCCGATAGTGATCTTGCCGCTCTCATTGAGGAGGCAGAGGGATTGCAGGACTTTATCGATGAGTCTGCATCCAAAACCGCTGAGGCTGAGAAAAGGCTCAAAGTCATCAAGGACATCATCAAAAAGGCTGCGTTGGAGCAGTTCCGAGACGGGGACACCAAGGTAGCAATCGAGGGCAGTCGTTACGAGTGGACTGTATCGAAAGTTTCGACCTCGACCATCGACAAAAAGGCACTCGAAAAAGACGGTCTGCTTGACAAGTATAGCAAGACCACCGATACATTCAAAATTCAGCCGAAATTAAAGGAGGACAAATAATTATGGCAAAGATCGGATTATCAGCAGGATTTACCCTCATCCCCGAGGGCAGAACCGTATTTAAGATCACGGACTGCATTTACAAGGAAAAGTTCGGAAAGATTGAGGTGTCTCTTGAAACCAAAAACGGGCAGAAACATAAAGAGAATTTTAACCTCACCATCGAGGGCGGTCTCAATGCGTTCTCGTTCTTTGCGAAAACTGCTCTGAACGATTTTGAACTCGCAGAAATTGACCACGAGGCCCTCATCGGTTGCTACATTGCTGCGGATGTAGTTCATAACAAGCAACCCCACAGAGATGACCCCAATAAGACGGTTACTTTCGTCAACCTCGATGGTAAGTACCCCGCAGACGGGTTCGATGATGACGGAGACGAGGCTCCTGCTCCCAAGGCTAAGGCGGCTCCCGCAAAGAAAACCGCTCCCGCCCCGGCAACCAAGCCTAAGTACGATCTTTCGTTCCTCGATGATTGAGGTGTGGGATGAAAGCAATGAAAGACCGTATTGCCCGATTCAAGGCTTTGATGGGCAACTATGTATCAGAGGAGTTCACCCAATGGCTCATCGATAACGGTTTCTTTACTGCTCCCGCATCCACCAAATATCACGGTAACTACTCGGGTGGTCTCTATGACCACTCCGAGGCGGTTACTGAGGCGTTGGTAGGTCTTACCGAGTCTCTCGGTTTGAACTGGGGCGAGAAACGCTCCCCTTACATCGTGGGTATGTTTCACGACCTCTGCAAGTACGACCAGTATGTGCAGAAAAACGGTGCTTGGGAGTACAACTACGACACGCCTTTGGCGGGACACGGAGACAAATCCGTTATTCTGTTATCGAACCATCTCCAACTGACCGAGGAGGAAAGTCTCTGCGTTCGCTACCATATGGGAGCGTTCGCACCGAGGGAGGATTGGGATGCTTACGGCAAAGCCATTGAGCAGTTCCCGACCGTACTCTACACGCATACTGCGGATATGATTGCAGCTCGTATCGCAGGGATATAACGGGAGGTCAAGACTATGAGATATGATGCTTTACCGCCCGAAATCCTCACCCTCAATCAATGGGTGAATGTGTGGAATAACAGTAAAATCCCGATGCAGTCCACTCAGAGTGTGGCGGCATCCTCCTCAAATCCCGATACTTGGAGTGATTTCCACACCGCCAAGGATGCGGTCGAGAGAGGTATTTACGACCATCTTGGTTTCGTCTTTGCCGACAACGGAATCGTGGGCATTGACATCGATGCCGGGTTCGATGAGGATGGTTTCCTCTCCGAACTGAGCGTTGACTGTATGAGAGCTGCACAGTCCTATACAGAGAAATCGAGGAGCGGTAGAGGTATTCACATCTTGGTCAAGGGTAATTTGCCGTTCAAGGGCAGAAACAACCGAGCGGGAGTGGAAATCTATCAGTCGGGCAGATATTTCATTATGACGGGTCAAACCCTCGTCTATCACGATCTCATCGAGAACCAAGAGGCAATCGATTATATCGTGGATAAATATTTCCCCGAAATGGTCTCAGAGGGCGTTTCCAATAAGTCGAACATCTACTCTCCGATATGGCCGCCGATAGGTGATAAAATCCCGCTCAGACCCTACTACCCGCCCATCCCCGATGGGTGTAGGAACATCTCTCTCGCCTCGCTTGCGGGCGTTCTACACAACACCGGCTACAATGCCGACCAAATCTACGATGAACTCTATCTCGTCAATCAGAGGGCGTGTACGCCCCCTCTCGATGATAGCGAGGTACTTACCATCGTCAACAGTATCACACGATACAAACGATAATAAGGAGGTTTCATTATGAAACGAAAAGACATACTCAAAGCGGCTAAGGTCTGCGTGTGCGGAGAGCGTGAGCAGGACTACGGTACGCCCGAGAATAATTTTTCGACCATCGGAAAACTTTGGTCGGTTTACCTTGGGGCCTCGCACCCCGAACTCAAAATCAACACGGAATCCATCACCGCCAAGGATGTAGCCGTTATGATGGCTCTGCTCAAAGTGGCGAGGATTGCTACGGGTAACAAAGAGGATAATTTCATCGACCTTGCAGGGTACGCAGCTTGTGCGGGCGAGATAGCGGGGGGAGAAGATGTCAAACGAGTTTGAATACGAGCAGTCATCGACTTTCGTGCTGAAAGACGGTAGATACTTTTTGGAGGAGAGACAGTCTCAGATTTTCTCTACCATTATGAGAGAACACCCACATTTCAGTACGGAGTACAGATGGGATGAAATGTCCCTCGGTGAACTTTTTGCTAAGTGTTACAAACCGTTTTGCAGATATTGCCCCGAGGTCAAAGAGTGGTTCGCCTACAAGAAAACCCATTGGGTTCGAGATGTCGGCTCAGTCATCGTGAGTGGCTATATGAAAGAGTTTACCAAACTCCTCAATCTGTACTGTAATGAAATCCCCGAGGATGATACGGGAGACGATAAGGAATCGATAGCCAAGAACTACAAAAAGTTCATCACGAAAATGGGAGATCGGAGAGTTCGAGACCGAGTTCTCCGAGATGCCCAAGACGAGGCGGCTATCTCCATCGAGCAGTTCGATAGCAACCCCTACCTCATCAACTGTCAGAACGGTACATACGACTTGGCAGAGGGCGAATTACGCCCTCACAACCCGAAAGATTTTCTCACGATGATGACCAACTGTTACTACCCGCTCCCCACTCAGAACCTCTCATTTCCCCGTTGGGCAGAGTTTATCAACGAGATTACTTGCGGTAAAAAGGATGTAGCGAAATACCTCCAACGAGCCTTGGGTTATAGCATCTACGGCGTAGCCAAGGAGGAGTGTATGTTCATTGCATACGGAAAGACCACTCGTAACGGCAAAGGTACTCTGTTCAACACAATCCACGCCATCCTCGGAGACTACGCCGGTACGATGCCCGTAGATTTTATCTGTACGAGCAAAGGCAACCGAGGCTCCTACGACCGTGCTAACCCTATGTTGGCGGGTCTGCGTGGAAAAAGGTTCTTGACCCTCTCCGAGTCCGATGATGCGGGTAAACTCAACGAGGCAGAAATCAAGAACTATACGGGTAACGACCCCATCACTACCCGAAATCTCCACGAGAAACCTTTTACCTTTACCCCTCAATTCAAGATGTGGCTCTCTTGTAACTCTCTCCCGACTGTAAGTGATAGGTCTCTGTTCTCCTCCGACCGTGTGAGGGTAATCGAGTTCAACCGTCATTTCGGAGAGGGAGAGAGGGACACGACCCTCAAATCTCAGTTCTTGGAGGATGATGCGAAAGCAGTCATTTTCAAGTGGCTGATTGACGGGTACATCAACTACCATCTCCACGGTCTGCCCGAGCCGAAATCGGTCATCGAGGCTACCGAGGATTACGAAAAGAAAAACGACTGGGTGGCTCTCTTTATCGAGGAGCGGTGCGACACATCCAACGAGAACGCCCGCATCGGCAGAGGTGAGTTATACACCGCCTACAAATCGTGGTGTACCAGTAACGGCATCCGCTACACAAGCTGCCCGAGGTTCAATGATGCCATCGAACGCTTTGCCCGTCAGACACTCGTTCACGGCGTAAAGCAATGGAAAGGCATCACCCTCAAAGCGTTGGGCGGTGTCAAAATCAAATAATCAGGAGGAATTATCTATGGGAATTGTAGATGTGTTCTCTAAGGAGGACAGAATCGAGGTCAAATTCTCGGACTTTTACGAACTCGTCAAGGGATGTACTCAGCGTGATATGCTGATGAACGGCGTTAAGACCCGCACCCCTTACGAGCATATCTTGGCGGTAACAACGGGAGAGAAACCCGCCGCCGAAACCCCGGAGGAAAAGTAATGTTGCGTAAAATATGGCAATGGTTCTTATTCCTCCTCGGGTTCGACTGTGAGCTGCGGAGAGAGATGGTCGATGAGGGCCTCTTAGATTTCAGCGGTCAGGGTCGTAACAAATACGGAAAATAAGGAGAAACCCTATGTTAAAAATCGAAAATGCCGAGGTTGGCGGGTGGAGTGCCACTATCCGTGGTATGCGTAACCCGATGAACAGTTGGGATAAGAGTGATAGCGGGCATAAACTCGACTACACTCCCTCGGGAGATAAGATATATCCCTACACCATCGGCGAGAACGACCTCTCGCTGATGGAAAAACTGGTCAAGGCAGGAACAGACCATCGTAAGTTTATGCGTATGATCGTGGTCTATGTGGATGTTACCGCTCCGCTCT